AATCGGATATGGCTAAAATAACGTCTTTAAAGAAAAAGGACGCAACCCCTCGTAAGCAGATTACGGGAACATCGTATCAATCCGGTAATGCGGTTCCGACCCCTTCGACTTCCTATGCAGAAATTGGGTCACAGAGAGTTGCACCTCTTATTGACTCAGTACCTGAATTGTCAGGTAGGAGTCAGGAACTCCAAACATATAAAAAGATGGCTCGTGGAGATGTATCAGTTCGTACATCTTTACGTGCTGGTAAAGCAAGCATCCTCGGTGCAGAATTCTACGTTGATGCTTATAGTCCAGAAGAACCGGATCAGGTTACTAGTGAGTTTTGTAGTGATAACATATTCTACGGTGCCAATCTTCCCTGGACTAAAACACTTGAAGGTATTGTACGTTTCTTAGAAAATGGCTTTAGTGTTTTTGAAGATGTGTGGGAACTTAGAGAGTGGAGCCCACGTATTGCATCACCTTCTGCAAATACAAAACAATACACAATGTTGCGAAAGCTCGCAGAGCGCCCAGCTAGAACAATCGGGCAATTCGATTATGATGATAATGGTGGCATTAAAGCTGTTCATCAGTTAGCTATCAATGCATCAGGACAGGTAAAAGATGTTACAATCCCAATCGATAAATGTATCATCTTTACATTCGAGGGCGATGGCAACATTGAAGGTGAATCAATACTACGTTCAGCTTATCGGAACTGGTACTATAAAGATAAGCTATATACAATCGACGCTATTCAAAAGGAACGGCACGGCATCGGTGTACCAGAAGTGGAAGTTTTACCGGGTGCAACCAAAAAGGATAGAGCACTAGCTGAGGAACTCGCTGGTAATCTTAGAACGAATGAAAAGAGTTTCATCGTAAGACCTTCCACACTTACTGTGGGGTTCGCAGAACTACAAGGAAACCCTGTTGATGCATTAGAAAGTGCAGTTCATCATGATAACCAAATCATGAAGAATATCTTAGTTCAGTTCATCAATATGGGTATTGAAGGTGGTGGAGGTAGAGCTACTGGAGCAACTGCATTTGATATGTTCATGAAAGCGATGCGCTATATTGCTAACATGATTTGTGACTATATCAACTTGTTCTTGATTCCGAAGATGGTAGCTTATAACTTCCCCACAAATAGATTCCCTAAGTTACGTGTTCGTAACATTGGTGAATCTAAGGATACTCAGATGTGGTCTTCTGCTGTTAGAAACTTGCTTCAAGCTAATGGTATTACTCCTGATATGCCCACAGAGCAGTTCCTTCGTCAGATTATGGATATGCCTCTCAAGACTGAGCCACGTCCTAACTTTGCTGATACTGGAACTTCTAAAGAGCAGGTTCTATTGCAGGGTCAAGTTGAATCTGATGGTAATGATAATGCATCTCCAACTAAGAGTACACCTACTCCTACCGGTCCTAAAGATAAGAGTAAGAATGGTGGAGCCGGTAATGTTGGTAAAAGTCCTAGTAGTGGTGCCGTATGACTGACTCAACGGAAAGATCAAAAGATTGGGCTGATCCAGGTCGTGCAGCATTTCATAATCCCGTGACTAGGGATGTATTAGGAGGTTGGAGAAGGCATACCCCTCCAATTGTAGAAAGTCAAGATGAAACGTATGAGCACATAATTGATAAACAGGGAAGAGAAAATAATGAAGGATGATCAGTTTCATAATATTTTAGAGCAGTTGTATGATACTCCCTGGATGATTCTTCCTGAAACTTTAGAGCTTATTTGTTCTATTGTTGATAGAAAGATGCAGGGAGAAAAATTATCTGATGCTCAGTTGAATGAGATTACTGGTGGAAGGAAGCCTAGTAATACAACACTTGAAATGCCTGAAAATCCGAGTGTTGCTGTTCTACCAATTCAAGGTCCAATCTTTCCTAAAGCCAATCTGATGACTCAGATGAGCGGTGCAACTAGTCTCGGTCAAATTAAGAGCCAGTTCAATTCGTTAATGGAAAATGATATGGTGACTGGTATTGTTCTTGACATTGATAGCCCTGGTGGACACGCTTCAATGATTAAGGAATTTGCTGATACTATTTGGGAAGCAAGACAGAGTGGTGCTAAGCCTATTTCTGCGGTTGCGAATCCTTTGTGTTGTTCCGCAGCTTATTATTTAGGTTCACAGGCAGAGCGTTTTTATGCTACGCCTTCCGCTCTTGTAGGTAACATTGGTGTCATTGCAGAACACATTGATACTAGTGCTAAGGACAAAGAAGAGGGTATTGTTCGTACTACTCTTAAAGTGGGAAAGTATAAGGATGAAGGTAGCCCTCATAAGCCATTAGGTGATGAGGCTAAAGAATTCAAACTTTCTCAGATGCAGGAACTTTATGATGAGTTTATCGATGACGTTGCAAGAGGTCGGGGAGTTAGTCCTGAACTTGTTGCAACCGAGTTTGGTCAAGGCCGGTACTACAGGGCCAAAACTGCGGAAAAGAGAGGGATGGTAGATGGTGTAAAGACGATTGATTCATTAGTCAGTGAAATGACTAATGAATCATCTGGCTTTAGTATTAGTATGAATACAAACAAGGGAGATGAAAAGATGGAAGGAATTACTCCTGAGACTCTTACACTTTTGGGTCTTGCGGAGGATGCAACAGATGTTGACATTCAGACGGCTGTTGCAGAATTAGCTGCTCGACCGATTGCAGTCTTAGATACGACTACTTCGGTTGATGCTGATTTTGCTGCAATGTTTCCTGAGCAGGCTAAGGCATTAGCTGATCTTAACCAGACTAATCGAGTAAATGCTGCTAAGTTGTTCGCAACTGAGTATTCTAGCTTTACTGGTGAGGATGCTAAGACTGGTTATGGTTTTTCTGCTCTAGGTCTTGGAAGGATTGAGGAACTGCATCTCAAGATTTCTGATGGTCTTATGTCACACGGTGATTTCAAGGAGTTTCTTGATTTCGTTGCATCCAAGAATTCAGTTGTTCATTACGGAGAGATTGGTTCAACTCGTGGTGAAGATCTGACTTCTACCGATGGTGAGAGTGCTGCTGTTCAGTTGAAGGCTAAAGCTGATGCATATGCACTTGAAAATAATGCATCTTATGGTGATGCACTTTCTCATGTTATGAACGAGAATCCTGCTTTAGCGCAGTCTTATCGTTCTAGTGTTGCCTCTCCTGTTGAAAGGGGTGAGGGATAATGGCTGAAACTTTTCTCCAGCTTGCTGCGTTAGGATTTGATGCAGCGGCTCCTATTACGAAGTATTCAGCAGTTAAGTTAGCTACTGCTGATGCAGTTACTCCTATTGCTGCTGAGGGTGATCTCTGGATCGGAATTTCTCAGTATGGAGTTTCTGCGGGTGAAATTACAAGAGGTAAAGGTGCATCTGTTATGGTTGCAGGTTTATCTCTTGTTAAGGTTGGTGTCGGTGGAGTGACAGTCGGGACCTTAGTTGCTATTGATGCTGCTGGTCTTGTTGTTGCTGCAAATGCCGGAGGGCGTCCATTAGGAATTGCGTATGCAACTGGTGTTGCTGGCGATTATATTCCTGTGTGGCTTACGCCCGGTCTATTAGCGGTATAAGGGAGGTGAACTAATAAATGGCGTACGATCCCAGTCAGCTTTATATTGATCCTATTCTTACAGGATTTTCTACTGGATATCAGTCGCAGCAGTTGTACGGTGAGCGTCTTGCACCTTTAACAACTGTTCGTACTAAGTCAGGACGTTATCGTGTTTTCGATCGTTCTAACTGGCTGATTTATCGTTCTAGGCGTGAACCTGGTACTTCGGCACGTGAGATTGGTCCGCGCAAGTGGAGTGAAGATGTTTTTGCTACTCAGCAGCACGCTCTCAAGGGACGTGTTACTGATGAGGAGAGGCGTGAACTTCGCTCGCAGGGTGGACTTGCTGATCCAGTGTTTGGTGGTTCTTTGCAGATTGATCCTGAGCGTGATGTTGTTGAAGATATTACTAGTTCACTTCTTCTTGAGCATGAGCAGAAGGTTTCTACCGCATTTCGAAATACTGCAAACTACGCGGTTGGTAATACTGTAGCTCTTGCAGGTGCTTCTAAGTGGTCGGATTATACCAACGGGATTACTTCTACTTCTAATCCTGTTTCAGATATCCGCGCTGCTTGTTTCAAGGTCTACAACTTAACTGGACGTTGGCCGAATACGATGATTATTCCGATTGATGCACTCGGAATCATCGAACAGCATCCCCGAGTTGTTGATCGTTTCAAGAACTTCGCTCTTACTGATCCTGAGGCTTGGAAGATTCTCATCAATGTTCCTGCACCCACGAATTTCTTCATTGTGGACTCAAAGTACAATGCAGCGCAGCACATTGATCTTGCAGAGAACATTACAGGTTTTTGGGGACAGGACGTTTGGATTGGTCTTGTTGACGGAGTTCCTGGTCAGAGGACTAAGACGTTCGCTAAGACGTTTGTCTATAATCAGCCTGATGGATCGCAGAAGGCTACTGATAGATGGCGCAATGAAGATGAACGTTCGGATATGTTCCGAGTGACTTATGAGTATGACCTCAAGATCGTTTCTAACGTTGCTGGTTATCTTATCCAGACTGCTGTTGCAGCGATCGTCTAATAACAGGAGCGTGAATTAAATGTACGCATGGACAGTAATTAAGGCAGGTGAGAAAACTTTCCAGCCTGGGGACTCAGTTAATGAGTCTGACTTTGATCAGGATGATTGGGATCAGTTAGTTGCTTCTAGGTCTGTTCGTGAAGTGAAGTTTCCGAACATGCCGGCGGATTATTCCGGTAGTCCTAAGGACTTCCGCGATTCACAGTTAAGGAAGCAGATGGATGATCTTGATGATAATGAGGCATGGAATAATCTTGAAGGTGATGATGGTGTTCCTACTGGTTCACCTGAGGTAGATTCTCCTGATGGTAGTTCTGTTATTCCTACCGCAGATGAAAACACTGGTGACTATACCGATAATGATACCCGACCTCTTGCAACGTCAAGTAATACAGAGCCGGCGGATCACACGTAAAGGGAATTGGCCCTCCCTTTACTTTTCCCTTTAATCATGAAAGATAATTAAATGGCTTATGCTGCTCTCAGCGATGTTAACGTTCATTTACCTGCCGATAAATTACAAGCTCAAGATGCAGAAATTCCTGAGTTAAATGTAGACGTGCAGCGTTTAATTCGCGCTAGACTAGCAGGGACATTTGATAGTGATATTATCGATCTTTGGACAACACCAGGTTTAACACCTGAGTTGATTAGAGGCATAGCAGGCAAATTGGTTGCAGCCAAATTTTACGCTAAGTTAGTAGCAGAGGACGAGGCAGACGGTTCCCTTTTTGCTCAACAATTATATAATGAAGCAATTGCAGAATTGAATGAAATTAGAAATGGTATGGTTACTGTAATTGATGTTGTTGGAAATGAAATTAGTAATGATAATTTGACAACAGCATCATTTTGGCCTAACAACACCACAGATCCTCCCTCATTCTCTATTGGGGAAGTCTGGGCTTAATGGCTTTTGTTTCAACTGAATTCGGTCCGTGGGGAACTGATCCTGTCGGATCTTTTCACGCTATTCACATTGATGCTTTAGACTTTAAAAAGGCTGCGGCGGTCATTGCAGAATTAGCGGAGTATGTTGAAGATGTTAAGTTGCCATTGCGTGGCGTAAAAAAGATTATGGTAGATGATATCAAGGAGAGGTTTGACAGTGAAACCGATCCAGCAGGTGATAGATGGATTCCATTAACTCCTGATTATGCTAAACGCAAGCAGAAGAAATATGGCGACAGACCTATCTTAACTCGTGATCGTGATTTAAGAACAAAAGCTACAAATTCAGCAGCGTTCACTGTTACAGGTGAATCAATTTTTTATAATGCAAAGAATCTTCCCGAATATTGGAGAGTTCATCAACAAGGTTCAGAAGACTACGGTACTCATTTCCATGCGGGTGCCTTCAGTGGTGCATTAGAATTAAATGAGATTTCTGAATTAGAATTCGGTGAAGGGCAGAATATTCCTCCGAGAGCCTTTATAGGTGTTAGTGCTGAAGCAGAAGCTAAAATTCTCGAGCTC